CTTTAGTCCTTTATCTTTATTAATGGCAATAGGCTTTAGTCCTTTGTCTTTATTAGTAGTAGTATCAGTGTCTTCAGTCCTTTTGTCTTCTTTTTGTTATATAAAAGAGAGAGTCTTCAGTCCTTATTATAACGAGGGGAGTAGGTACATCTCTAGTTGCTCTATTCTCTCTTCATACCTCCCTTTAGATTTTACAAAAACCCCAATACCCCTATCTATACTAACAGTCATATTCATTCGTCCCCAAATATTTTTCACGGCACTAAAAAGTGCCTCAATTTTTTAAGGAGTTTTAAAATGGCAGATGCACAACAGCAACAACCACAACAGCAACAACCACAACAGCAGCAGTCCCCCGAAGCGGAGACAATCAATAACAAGTATGGCGAGTTATGCGCCCGAAGAGGCCACCTGACGTTTCAGATGGATGTACTCAAGGAGCAGCTTGATAACGTTGACATGCAGATTAAGGGCCTAGATGTCGCGCTTAACGTAGTTACACAGTTGCAGGCACCTCAACCGGGTGAATCAGCAGGAGAATTACCAGTGCCATCGATAGTTGCCAATGAAGAAACCATCTAAGGGTAACAACGTATATAGCGGCGTATGGAATAACCGGCACAGGAATGCAGAGGACTACTGGGCCTCGTGTTCCTCCACGGCCTCGGAGTATCTACCACCCCCCGGTGCTGCTACCTCCTCGGTGGGACGAGTCCCGAAGGGACGAGTCTCGGAGCCCGAAGGGCGACGACACAGCAAGTACAGCCTCACATCGAAGCTGCCACTTCTCGTCCACCTCCGCCCCCTCTTGGACTCAAGCCTCAACGGCCTATATAAGTTATATACTACATTGCTAAATATCGTGTCAATACCTTTTAGGACTTTTTTTAAAGAAAAAAATAAGCCAGACAAGTGAAAGAAGAATTACCTATCATAGTTAGGGATTCTGTCCCTAGCGATATAAACTTGGTTTATAATAGCTGGCTCAAACAGCACTATGGTAGCGCCTTTTCTCAGGGCATTCCTCCACACGTATATTTCACCGGCCACAGAGTGATTCTAAATTACCTGACTAAGGCCGCCCTTATCAAGGTAGCGTGTAGTGTGGAGGATGCCTCCCATATCTATGGCTGGATGTGCGCTGAAACGCATGAGGTGCCGCTGGTTCACTTCGTATATGTGAAGCAGCCTTATAGGCGTATGGGTATAGCCACGCTTCTGCTTGAGGAGTATGGATGGAGCAAAGGGGGGGATATAATTGCGTCACACTATTTCAGGGGCAAGGCTTTTAAGGTGTATGGCAGACAGGTTGTTTATAACCCCTACATATTGCACAAAATACCTATGCCGGGTAATTTGGAAGAGAGGATAAACAAGGAGGAGAAAATATGATACTATCATGTGTGAAAACCATTGATGCCTGTAGACTTCCCAATGGTGAAGTTAAGAGTTTCTTTTGCAAAGAACGCACAAGAGATGTAAGCTATATAAAGTTAGTTAATAGCTTTGTTCTTATCCACTCAAAGCATCAGACGGTGGTTGTACCTATGTCTAATGTGTCTTATTTCAAGGCGGAGGATGAGTCAGAATTGCCGGGACTAGGAAATTATGGAAAAGAAGGAACCCCCCAGAAGGCCAGTAAAAAAGCCAAGGAAAGACATGGACATAAGTAAACGCAAAGATGGAGAACTCCCTTGGGAGAAATACATGGGTTGGGGTTCGGAATATACATCTGAGAACAAGGACAAGAACGTTAATGGTGTTATCATCTGTGAGGATGAGGGCAGAAGCATAAGATACAACGAGGACGGCATCCCGTCCATCTCCGCTATGGAATATCATATTTTGAAGTCTACTGGCAAAAGGATGCCTAAGGAAATGCGAGAGGCCGTATTTCTGGTTAAAAATGTCCTCTCTGCAAGGATTGTTGGCGCTTGGGCAAAATAAAGAACCACATAGAGTCCAGAAACGTACTTAGAGAGTATGTTAAGCGGTTTGGTAAGCTTCCTAAGTCGAAAGTAAGTCGAACTGCCCAAGAACGCAGCATGCAGTTCTATAATGACTGCTTCCCTCAACAAAAGGCCCTTATAGATGACAAAAGCAAGCTTAAGGCCGCATTATGCTCCAGAAGAGCCGGGAAAAGCCACACAGCGGCTGTTTACCTCTGTAAACTGGCACTGGAGATGGATAGGGCTGAATGTGCCTATGTTTCTCTTACTAGGAAGAACGCCAAGCAGGTTTTATGGCCAAAGCTGAAGTATCTCAATGCAGATTATGACTTAAATATGCACTTCAACAACACGGAACTTGTTGCAACCTTCCAAAATGGCAGTATGATTTCCCTATTCGGTGCAAATGATGCGGCAGACGTAGATAAGCTACGCGGGCCAGCATTCCACCTTGCCATACTCGATGAGTGCGCTTCTTTTGGCAGCCATATTGATGAGTTAGTTGAAGAGGTTCTTGAACCCACGCTTATTGACCATAACGGGACACTCCTTATGATGGGCACTCCAAGTGCTGCGTGTACGGGCATCTTCTTCCGCGCAACAACGGAGGAAGACAGCGATTATAGCAGCCATAAGTGGACGATTCGTGACAATCCTTACATACCACATGCTGAGGAATGGCTTTCTCAGAGAATGCAGAGAAGGGGGTGGGATGAATTTCATCCTGTCTACCTACGTGAGTGGTGCGGGAGGTGGGTGCGCTCCGCAGACAGTCTGGTTTACCGCTTCGACGAGAGTAAGAATCTCTATACTACCCTCCCTACCGACGAGTACGATTTTGAGTATCTTCTTGGAGTTGATTTGGGCTTTGATGACGCAACTGCATTTGTGGTCGGCGCATTTAGCCGCAACCTGCCCGTCTTCTATCTTGTCGAAGAAATTAAGAGGGCCGGTATGATTCCGGCAGAAATCGCGCAGCAAATACAACAGCTTTTTGACCGTTACGAGTTCACCAAAATCGTCGTAGATACGGGAGGACTCGGCAAGAGCATCGCTGAGGAGTTCCGTGTCCGTTACAGGCTTCCCGTTCACCCCGCAACTAAACAGGATAAGTTTAGCTACGTTAGTCTGCTTAACTCTGACATGGCCAGCGGATTCATCAAGGTACTTCCCGATAGCGCCATTATCGACGAATGGAGGCTTTTGCAGTGGGACGAACGTAATAAGCGCGAAGATGACAGATTTGAGAACCATCTGAGTGATGCTTTCCTATATGCGTGGCGCGAGTCTAAACACTATTGTAGCGAAGAATTGGTGATACCGCCAGTTTATGGTACAACTGCATGGTTCGACGCTGAGGCCCAGAGGATGGAAGATGCCGATGTAGAGGCCCTGAGAATTGCAGAAACACAAGACTGGTGGGAGGAATTAAATTGAAATTAGACAATGTAAATTACAATGATTTGACGGAACTATTCGAGATGCTTAGAGATAATGGCGTCCAAGAGTTTTCCTGTGATGGATTATCCGTTAAATTTGGTGCCGTTGTGCATGTGCCATCAAAAAATATGGCCGATATGAATGACCTAATAGTAGACAGCAAGAGTCAAAGTGATGAAGATGACGACTTGCTTTTCTACTCTGCAAGCTGAGGAATGAATTAAATGGCTGATTATACTTACGGTGAATCGAAAGCTGGCCTCCGGGTATTCTGGTGGCAACAAAAAAATAACGTACACGACTATGTATTCTCGACTGTACGCATCCTTGAGGAGAATCAGCCCCACAGACGCGCTGAGAACCTCCAGAACCTCCGTCTATATGGAGACATCAATGATAGCCAAATGAGGGCCTATGCCTACTCCAGCGCCCCCACAACGGGTGTTTTCTCCCAACAGCGGAAGGTAACCTTAAACATAGTTCATTCGATGATTAGCACCGTAGTCAGTAAGATTATCAAAAATAACCCAAGGCCGACATTCTTGACTGCCGGGGGCGATTTCTCCCTCAAGAGAAAGGCCAAGCAACTTAATAAGTTTTCTCAGGGCCTCTTCTATGAATCCAATCTGTATGAGGTAGGTGAGGATGTTTCTCGTGATGCCTGTATTTTTGGTACTGGGTTTATGAAAATCTATCAGGAGAACAACAAGGTTAAAGCCGAAAGGGTTCTGCCTGACGAGATTATTATTGACGACGAGGAAAGCATTTACGGTAAGCCACGGCAAATGTTCCACAGAAAATTCGTGAGTAGGGAGGTACTCATAGAGATGTTCCCCGAAGATAAGGAAGCTATCATAGCAGCCTCCGAAGAACACAACGAATCATCTAAGCTTGAGAGTAAATCGTCTAACCAAGTTGCATGCCTAGAGGCTTGGCACCTACCGTCCAACCCAGAAGCTAAAGACGGAAGGCATGTAATTGCCATAGATAACAGAACACTTGTGGACGAAGAGTATGGAAAATCATACTTCCCCTTCGTTGTTGTTAAATGGAATAAGAGGCCATTAGGGCTATGGGGGCAGGGAATAGCAGAACAGCTAACCGGACTACAGGTTGAAATAAACAAGCTTCTTCGCACAATTCAGGTTTCCATGCACTTGGTTAGCGTTCCTAAAGTATTTGTGGAAGCTGGCAGTAAAGTCTCTAAGAGTCACCTCAATAACGAAATTGGGGGAGTTATAGTCTACTCTGGGACTATGCCAGAATATCGGACTGCCCCTGCGGTTAACCCGGAAATGTTCGCCCACCTAGATAGATTATATAATCGCGCCTATGAAATTGTTGGCATCAGCCAGCTTAGTGCCACCAGCAAAAAGCCAAGTGGGCTAGATAGTGGTAGAGCCTTGCGAGAGTTCCACGATATTGAGAGTGAGAGATTCATGTCATTCGCTAAGGCTTATGAGAAGATGTATCTGGACGCCGCTAAAATTATGATTGATACTGCGCGGGACATAGAAGCTGACGGAGAGGGATTAAAAGTAACCAGCTTCAATAAGAAGTTTGTAGAGAAGATAGACTGGAAAGACATCAATTTGGACGAATCAGACTATGTTATGCAGGCATTCCCAACATCCCTGTTGCCATCAACACCGGCAGGAAAGCTTCAGACAGTTGAGGAGATGCTGGGCGCTGGACTTATTGCCAGAGAGGATGCCCTGAACCTGCTTGAGTTCCCCGACTTAGAATCAGTGCAAAGCCTACAAAATGCACCTATGGATGACATAGAGATGACTATAGGACTAATCCTCGATAAGGGGGAATATGTATCCCCTGAACCGTTTACAAACCTTCCATTGGCAATCCAAAAAATGAACTCTGCCCTTCTAAGGGCCAAGGTTGACGGTGCCCCGGAAGACAAGTTGGAATTACTTAGACGATATATAAGTGATGCCCTGTCCTTATTAAATATGCAGCAAGAAGAGGACATGGCCAAGGAAGAGATGATGATTGCCAAGCAGCAGGCAGAAGAAGCTGCAGTGCAGGAAGAAGCTGCGGTGCAAGAAGCACCACCAGAAGAACAGATGATGGCACCCCCAGAGGGGCCGCCAATAGCATAGGAGAAACCATTGGAAGAGACAGAGTTAAACTTATTTGAGACAGTTGAGGCCCAAGAGGCCCCGGAGGTAGTTGTGGAGGAGGCGGAAGCCGAAGCCCTCGAGGAGCCCAAAGAGGAGGCCCCGGAGGCAGTGGAGGAGCCAGAACCAGAGGTGGCAGTTGAGGCTGCGGAGGAGCCCAAGAAAGATTCATTTGCATCCAAGTTTGCTGCGCTTTCAAGGAAGGAGAAGAAGCTTCTTGATAAGGGCAGACAAATAAAAGAGTTTGAAGCGAAGCTTAATGGGCAGAAGTCCCAGCTTGACGAATATGACAACTTCAAGAATCTTGCTAAATCCAACCCACTGGAGGCCATGAAGCTTGCTGGTATAGATTACCAAGATGTTACACACAGGATATTAAACAAGGGTGAAAGAAGTACCAGACAGGTTGAATCTGAGTTACGCAATGAACTAAATAAGCTTCGTGAAGAACAATCAAGCTACCGCGCACGGGTTGAAGAAATGCGCGTAGCTAACGAAGTTAATAAATATATTGCAAATGTAAACGATTTCATAGATAATAACAATGAGAAATATGACTTATTATCTTCAAAGGAAGCGCGAGACAGAGTTATGCAGACAGCGGATAGGTATGCCACCGAAACCGGCGAGATACCTGACATCCCTGAAGTTTGTGACTTTGTTGAGTCGGAGCTAAAAAAAGAGGCAGCCAGCTTATATGCCTCGGACAGTTTTCTTAAGAAGATGGGCCTCGTCAGGGCTAATTCCTCAGCGACTCAGGGCAAAGGTGGCCAAGCTAAGACACCAAAAACATTAACTAATAGTTTAACGCCTGCGTCTGACACGGTGTCAGATGAAGAAAGCTTAACAGAAGAGGAGCGTCTGGAGAAAAGTGCCAGTATGCTTGTCTTTGAGTAATTGAGGAGAATTTTAAATGCCCGCAACTGCGACATTAGACAGAGCGTCTTTCGCGGCAGCCTTAAAGGAACACTATAAACAGAGTTCCGTAGAGAATATGGTTTACAAGAGTAACCCATTGCTTGCCCTGATTAAGAAATACACTAAATTTGGCGGATTGAACATGCCAATTCCAATCATCAGCGCTAACCCTGCGGGGCGAAGTGCAACTTTTGCAACTGCTCAGGCTAATAAGATGAGTAGTGAGATTGATAGGTTTGTTCTTACCCGTGTTAAAGACTATGCTATTGCTAGTATCGATTCCGAAACAATGGAGTCGAGTCAAGGCGATGCTAACGCTTTTATGAATGCGTCCACCACAGAAATTGATGGTGCGCTTCATGCCGTTAGCCGAAGTTTGGCAAAGGCAATGTATGGAGATGGCTCAGGAAGCCTTGGTGCCGTTACCGGTGTATCCGGTACAACATTAACCATGTCTAACCCCGGAGACATCACAAATATTGAAGTAAACATGAAGATTGTTTCTGCTGCCGATGCAGACAGTGCCATTACAAGTACAGCCGCTAGAACGGTTGAAACTGTTGACAGGGCCGCAGGCTCATTCACTATTGATTTGGCCCTTGGTGGAACATCTTCTGACGGTGATTTAATTTTTGCTGAAGGTGACTATACCGATAGTTCAAGAAGCAAAGTCAGTGGGCTTGCCGCATGGCTGCCAGAGTCTGTCGGTGGAAGTGACAATCACTTTGGACTTGATAGAGCTAAAGACCCCTCCCGTTTGGCTGGAGTCTTTTTTGATGGTAGCGCCCTTCCAATTGAGGAGGCGCTTATTGATGGCTCTTCTTTAGTTGGCCGCGAAGGCGGGCGTCCTGACCACTGTTTCATGTCTTTTTCAAGCTATGCAAGCTTAGAGAAGGCATTGGGTGCAAAGGTGAATTACACTGATGTATCTGCGAAGCAGGGTGTTGGATTTAAAGCACTTGAAGTACATGCCCCAACTGGGACAATCAAAGTTATTCCTGACTTAAACTGTCAGGACAATACAGCTTGGTTGTTACAGATGGACACTTGGAGCTTAAACTCTCTCGGTGCCGCTCCCAAACTATTGGGTGCTGACGGCAACCGTGTACTGCGTGAAGCAGCAGCGGATGCCATTGAAGTGCGTGTTGGTTATTACGCCCAGATGGCCTGCAAGGCTCCGGGTTGGAATGGCCAAATCAAGCTTGCATAATAGAAATATAACTTTGGGGGTGGAATTGCCTGCCCCCAAAATGCTCTGCGTAAGGAGAACAAAATGGCAAACAGAGTCTTTAGTGACGTTCAGGCACTAAATAAACAAGTAAAAGTTATTTCAGGCACGGCCAAGGTTGATGCCAGTGGTGACCCACAAATTAGTGCTGGGCGTGGATTCGCCGTAGCCAAAACAGCAAGCGCAGGAGAAGTCAAGATTACTCTTGATGATGCCTATGTTGCGCTTCTTAGTGCTAACGTTAATGCGAATGTCGCAACTGATGACCCGGCAAGCACACAGATTATTTCGTCTGCTTTGCCAGATATTTTAATCAGAATTAACTCTGATGCAGGCAGCGGTCTTTTGGCCCATACGCTTGCGGAGAATGATGAGATTCAATTTACTCTTGCACTGAGAAATTCCTCGGCAAAATAACATAACTAGGCCGGTGTAAAAGCCGGCCCTAGCACGGGAACAGACATGCCAGAACAAGAAGAGAAGAAGGGTTTAGCCCTAGCTATACTTATGAAGGGCAAGGAGCCCCCGGAAAAGACACGACACGGCTATGAGCCGGGTGAAGATATGGAAGGCTATGAGGAGGCAAAGCGTTCAGCGGCTAACGAAATAATGGGCGCATTAGAGGCTAAAGACGTTGACGGGCTTGCCTCCTCACTCAAGGATTTCATCAGCGTATGTGTGACAAATATGGATTTGAAACAAAGTGATGAAGACGAGGAGTAGCCTATGGCCAACGAAGTTACTCTTGCCCAGCTAAGAACACGGGTTAGAAGACGCGCCGACATGGAAAATACAGACTTCGTAGCAGATGCGGAGTTAAATGATTTTATTAACGAATCTCTATCGGAACTACATGACTTATTTATAACAAAGTATGAACACCACATATTAAAATCTGTTGAGATAGCCCTCGTTAGTGGACAGGAAGTCTATTCATTCGGGAATGACTTTGGAATCTCTGATTTTATGAAGATTGCTGGTTTGGACATCATCTCAGGCAGCAATGTAGAGACACTTCATCCATTCATGTTCAGGGAAAGAAATGCCTACAATCAGTCGCCACCGCTGGCCAGTGGTATAGATAATTTCAAATACTCAATTCAGGGGGAGGAGATAAAACTCATTCCTACCCCAACAAACGAGAACACGCTTAGGATGTGGTACATCCCCCAATTCACAAAGATGGAAGTGGACTTAGATGAGGTTGGCGATACGATGCCATATATGTCACCGGGTTGGGAAGAGTATGCCATAGTGGACAGTGCAATAAAATGCCTGCAAAAAGAAGAGAGTGACACTCAGCAGCTTGAACTCAAGAAGATGCAACTGATAAGCCGCATCGATAGTATCGCCGCCAATAGGGACTCTGGTGAGCCAATGAGAATAACCGATGTGAGTGCCAGCAATAACTCTGGGTGGTACTTCTGATGTCCCTGCTCAAGAATGCAACACGGGCGTTGGCATATGAGCGGAGTTTTGGGGAAGACGCAAGCTCTTCTACAGAGGATTCTGTGGAAAAATTTGCAAGGCCATCTATGCTTATGGCCAACAATAATGCCAACGCAATAAGAGAAAATCCCTTATCCGGTGGAAAAGTACTTACAGCCAATCTTGGCACTGTTGGAAATACCGGGAAGGATATTGAAATCACGCACAACTTAGGCAGGCAGCCTGTCGGATGCATGGTGATAAATATAAATGGGAGTTCCTCTCCCACATCAACTGGGCAGCCCGTGGCGGTACAGCTACACAAGAGGGGGGCAGTTAAGACAAATATATTATTCTCTGGAACACTATTCTCTTATGGCAGCAATGTAAAGGTTACATTTATAATTTTCTAGGAGACAAACATGCCACTACCACCGACACCAAATATGAGTTTACTTCTCCCAACGGTTGGTGTTACCCCCGCCCCAGACTGGGCAAACATGTTAAATACTGCGATTACCTCGATAGATTTGCATGACCACACGTCTGGATATGGCAAGGCTGTCCCTACTGCCGGTATAAACATAGACTCCGACTTGGACTTTGGCTCCTTTGCTGCGAAATCCCTTAAGAGTACGACATACTCGTCCACCCTTCCTTCCGGGGTGGAAAACAGCAGCCTGTTTGTATCATCCGCAGACAGCGAGCTATATTTTAAGGACTCCGCAGGGGCCGACACAAAGTTAACCGGGCTTGCTGGTGGTGGAGCCGGGGATATATATGGCGACTACAATGATGCCGGTGTGGACGGTGGCAGACTATACTACACAAACATAAGCACAATCCCGGGCGGCAACGACTACAGATTTGGAAATCAGGATGCTGGTAATTCCTACCCCTTATCAACGCTAACAGCATCCGGCCTTAAAAACGATGCAAACGTAACAGCAGGCCAAGAGGCCCTGACAATAACTAGTGTCGCTGATATTGAGATGGCATCGGCTACGGACGGTGGAATAACTATTAACAGCGGAACTGACGCAGACAAAAATATACAACTCAGCGTTGGAAACCACAGCGCCGGAACGATTGTTTCCAACTTACCGCCCGCCACGGTAACCTCATTCTTTATTGATGGGCCGGGGATGAACCAAACCCCATATTTTGACGGAACCCCGCTGGATGAAGACGCAAGCCGAATCACCTTATTTGCCTATGACACAGGTGCTACCAGACGCGCCGGCATAGTGTTTAACACGGGTATGGGAGAAAGCGAGTCCCAGATATGGGCTGCCAACAGCCTCAAGGTAACCGGCTCACCTGCTCCGGGGAATGCCTTGTCAAGTCTGCGCCTTGGGGGCAACCCGCGCACCCAACACACGAGAAGCCACCCCATCATAGTGGGTGGCCGATGCAACGCTGCATTCATAGCTGGTGAACCCAACCCCGGCGATGAGGACACATACAAGCCAGCTATTCAGCTTGAATACAACTGGAATAGGGGAGGCAACACGACAAGCGGTGATACCCCGGACGGTATGGTTATCATTCAGGGGAGGGGCGAAAACTCTCAAAATACAGATGACACATGGGGGCAGCTAAAGATACTATCCTCTGGGGCGGCATCCACGGCGGGCGATTGGCCAAGCGATTTAGGCCCAACAAGAGGTAGCTTACAGCTTATGGCCATGACATCGTGGACGTCCTACGCACACGCAGGCACCCTCCAAGGGAATCCGGGTGTTATTAGGGCTGAACGTGGGGAGTTGCACCTAGTGGGCAAACCCTTGTCCCCATCGAGCGGCAGGGTTTCGGTTCATTCTCAAAATGATTTCTATGCAAGCACGTTAAAGGCAGAGGGCCAATTGCATATTGAGTCCACCACGGATACATTTATAGATTCCGGTGGGGTAATAGATGAAAGCTGCGAGGGCAATTATACCCTTCGGGCCAATGTGGGCGGGCTAAATGTAGTCGGCATGAATTTCATTTCTGTTAATAGCGAATTAAACCTAAGGCCCACTGGTGCTGGATTTCTCACAATAGAAACAGGGGCTGTTCAGAGGCTAAAGATAAGTTCAGGTGGAGACTGGGATGTCGCCGGCGATGATATGGATATGGATTTCAGCAGCTATCTCCTTAGGGTGAGTGGTGGCTCGGCCCTCCAGATTGACGCGAGTAAAAATGTAAGTACCTATGGCAACGCCCTGAACATAGCCACGGGCACAACAAGTGCCTCGGACTGCGGTATAAAGATAGCCCCCTCAAGGACTGGCAGCCACGGCGACACATACGTTAATTTCACATCCGAGGCCCTTATGGCGGGCTACAACGCAAGCATAATCAGAAAGGCTAACGCTGACGGTGATTTCAAAATAATAAACACTGGTGATGGAGAGATAAACCTTGGGCCCTCCGCCATAAAGCTGGAGTCCACTGCTGACAGCGGAGTGACCCTTGAGGTTGATAATGGCGCTGGAGGTGGAATAATATTAAATACGGTACAAAGCTCGGCCATCGTACTAAAGACTCTCAACACAGAGAGGCTTAAGGTTAGGGGCACTGGCGGAGTCGAGTGTGACAACATCACACCGTCTGACACATCCGATACCCCAACCGCAACCCAGCCCGTTGATTCATCGAATGCTATGAATGCTGTACTCGCACGGGGCTATGTGGATTGGGACTACACGGATGGGGCCAATGGCACCGCGACAGTTCGTGCTAACCACTGGAATGTAGACTATATAGAAACTCTCGTTGATTATCCATCAAGAGTGAAGGTGTGGTTGGACGATGATTGCGACATGGACTCATCCATAAGTGTGCAGGTTGACCCAACCGGTGCCCCCGGACAGTCACTGGACAAGGACTGGTTGCACTGTGTCCGTGCCCAGTGGGAGACTACCAAATCGTTTCTTGTGCATATGAGGCAGATGAAGGACACCGACTACACCTTTCATAACAGGGGATATAATTTCTCATTTATAGTAATAGGAAAAAAGGGATAGATGCCACTTGATAAAGTAAACGTACCTGTCGATTTCGGACAGGGCTTAGACACAAAGACGGACGAGAAGCTAGTCGAACCGGGCAAGCTTCTTCGTGCTGAGAATGTTGTGTTTAAGAAGGGCGGTACTGTATCAAAAAGAAATGGCTATAAAACGATAAACACGGACTTGATACATGACGATGGACGAATGCCATCATGCAGGCTTCTTGGGGAACACAATGGCTCACTTACGGCCATGTCAGACACAAAGCTACACCACAGAATAGAATCGGAAGATAAGTTTAAAGTCATCGGAGAGAAGAGGGGTGCCGGAAGGGCTAGGCCGGTAGGAATAGACAGACTAGACATTGCATCAAATCAGAATAATACAACTGGCATGGACGCTGATGAATCTGAGAAATATAGAGTAATAGTATCCATCGAAGGCGGGCCTGACAAGAGTGATGCAGTCGTAACGGTATATGAAAAAATATCTGGCACGATAATATATACGGAAACAATGTATGCAAGTACCGCGTTTAACGCGCTACAGACTCGCATAGTTCATGTCCCGAATGGTAGCAATGATGATAGCTTCATTGTCACAGTTTTTATTGATGATGGAGTACCCGTCCAGATAGGGAGTGTTTGGCGTGAGGATGTAGACTGGCATGTGGACATAACACAGATGGAATCAATGCCATCGGTGACTGTATCGCCAAGCGGGCAACACAGTCTTGTCTATGCCAAGGAGGCGGGCTACGCCATATTAGCATTTACTGTATTCGATAGCAGCAACCTTAATCCTGAGGTGTATGTTATATCCATAGCGGATGGCACCGACTCACCAAATGGGCACCCTTATGGGTATGTTAACTGGTGGGACCCATCCGGCGATGGGTGGGTTCAATTTTGGCCTGCCCCATCCACTGTTCCCAATGGTGGTTCTGGCCTAGTTCATTGTGTTTATGAGCCGAGGCGAAGCAGGGTGTATGTCATGGCCACGCACCGGGACACAGGGGAGGTTAGGAACCACCTGTACGGTTCTGCGGATGCTGCGGATGAAGATGACATAGATTACTATCTGGACGAAGCAGGTATAGGGGCGGCAATTACATACCTTGACTTAGTGCCCGGAACAAACCCGTTTGTCAATGTGCCTACCACGACTGAAAACCGCCTTAGTCCGGCCACTCCGGCATTGATGGGGCAAGTCCTCTTCCTCGATGTCCCCGTCTGGAATGGACTATCCGTAGCCGATAACGAAAACAGGAAAATAATTAATTCAAAAAACAGGTGCGTATATGCAGACACTCTAACGGGGGTTGTTAAGACAGCACATAAGAGTGCGGAGTCAAACTTGGCCTTCACTGGGGATGGTGACGGATGGGCCATGTTCATGCTTGGCTATTCTAGGGACTTCTCTGTTAGGCAGCCCATGCGCTTAGAAACTGGCGGCACATGTGCTGGCGTTGAGTTTGGGCCGTTGCCGTGCATAGCAAAATACGATTTTAGAGTTGACGGGGAGAGTGGGGATGGGGACGGTGAGGGCGAACTGCTGGTTTCCTCTAGTATGGAGTGGAAGGTTGGCATGTGCTTGGCGGGGCAGCCATTTGAATTGGCTGAGGTAACACCTATCCCGGAAGAACTCCAGACGCTTGTTCCTCAATTTGAGAACAAGGATTTCTTTTCGGCCAAACAAGAAGCCCCTCCTTGGGGCAGTACGACTTTCGGCGTTTGGCATGTTCCCCTTGCAAGGAAGAGTCCTGTATCTAAATTAGATACGGAGCCAACGTATTTCATAGAATCATTCTATGGAAAGTACCTAAACAATGTAGAGTGGGGCGATTTTGATTATTCAATAGATGCTAGACTTGCCCACAGGCAGGCAACAGCAACAAAAATGGGGATGCCTCAAAATGGAGTCTTCGGGGACATACGAATTACCCTGTGTGGACATTCTAGCTTCACCCCAGTTGATGATACTCAGAACCTGACAGGATTTGGGACGAGGGATTTTGACCCGCCACAGAGACAAATTTCCAAAACAATAGTTCCGGGATGGAGAGGACTTCCCGCCGTTGTCGATGAGGGCTCGGTTGATTCAGATGAAAGAGTGGTTATCCCGCTGCTTACCGAATCGCAGCTTGTAAACGCGACTGGGGCGGCATACAAGCCGCTGCAATCTAGTGGGGTTGGCGGCTATGCTGGACTGACAGAACTTCTTGTTAACAACATGCTAAACGCGATTGCCATGAATGCCGCCGTTGGTAATCAGCGCGATACCGCACAATCATCACCTTCTATATTTTCCCTCAACTACGCTGGTGGAAAAGATATGAAGACTTGTGACTTCGGTTCATCTTCCTTCTATCCCGGAGGGTTTCTTGGTGAATATGACGGGGAAACATTCTACGAGAATGGGTTTCACAGTGCCCCAATGCTTCTAGGGACAGCCTCGGAGAAGGTATATGTAAATGACAGTGATGCCTCTAATGCATGGGGGCCTGCGGCGACAGTCAATCATATTTACCAGTGGCAGTTTATCTGGGAGTTTTCCGACTCGTCGGGGAAGAAGCACCGCAGCGCCCCATCATCCACGGAAACTCATGGGAGGGGTGAGTGGAAAAGAAACGTTTTGAATGCGTCTACTGGTACGCCAACCCTTGCGGCTTATGCCGACTCACTGGGAATATCAAATGCGTACTTTTTATCACCAGTAACCCACAAAAATTTTGGTGGAGAAAATCCATCGTATAGCAACGAGTCCATAGGGAATCCGGTGTGCCTAGTAGGGTACAGAACTGAAAACCTCATAGAGGGAGACAGTTCATTAAACTTCTTCAGGCAGACTGGGGTTATGCACGGAGAGGGGCCCATAAAGCTTGAAGAGGCACCACTCTACCTGTCCACAAGCCCAATAGTCCCATATGGACAAACGGAGAGTTACACGGATTCTGTTACTATAGATAACGAACTCTTATATACCTCTGGTGGGGAACTCGAAAATAACGCACCACCATCATGCAAAATAATAGAGGAACACGACTTCAGGCTGTTTGCCGTTCCTCTGGAAAAAGAGAACACAATAATGTTCTCCAAAAAGAAAACATCTACCCAGCCCGTTATGTTCAGCGACTTGTTTTCTATAGATGTAGGGCCTTCTGGTGGCGCTATAACTGGATTGTCGTCAATGGATGGAAAGCTTGTAATATTCAAAGGGGATAGTATTTATTACATGACTGGCGAAGGGCCAAATGCTCTTGGGCAGGGGTGGGGCTACAGTGAACCAATGCTTATATCACCAGACATTGGGGCAACGTCACACAAGCTTATTGCAAAAACATCAAAGGGGTTAGTTTTCATGTCCAAAAGAGGGATATATATTCTCTCTCGTGGAATGCAACTACAGTATATTGGTGCAGAAGTTGAAAGATACAACGACTATAACTTCTGTAGTGCTGTCACCCTTACGGAAAGTGACGAGGTGAGATTCATGTCCGACGAGGGCACAACGCTTGTCCTCAATACTCATTTTGGGCAGTGGAGTACTTTCACAAATCAGTTTTCTAGAGACTCTATAGAACACAACGGAAAGCATGTTTATGCTATGCCAGAGGACACGGTAGAAAATCCGTATCCCATACTTATCGTTGAGGAGGACTCCGAATCCTACCTAGATGTAGACAAGCCGATTCTTATGGATTTAGAAACAGCTTGGATTAAGATGTCTGGACTAAAGGGATTTCAGAGAGTTTCATGGTTGAGTGCGCTAGGAACATTCAAAAGCCCCCACCAGATAACTATGGAACTCAGTTATAATTATCAGAACTTTCCTTTGGAGACTATAACCCTTTCGGGGGAAGACATAGCGACATCAAACAATTATGGTGACTGCGGCCCATTCGGTTCCTTGTCGTGTGGTGGATATGGCGGAGTCTCATTCTCAAGCGATGCAGTATATCAATTTAGACATAAGCCCAAGATTCAGAAATGTGAGTCACTAAAACTGAGATTTAAGGACAATCAATATACTCAGGATGGTGATGCCCTCGGTGAAGGGTATGAGTTACACAATATAACACTTGAGGTTGGTGCCAAGAGAGGCCAATTTAAACTAGCTGAAAAGCGCACGGTATAGGAGAAAATTATGGGTTGGTGGAGCGACACAAAAACGGCAGTCCATGACTACTTTGGAGAGTCCGACTCAGAAAAAGACACCCGCTTGGCAGCCGAAGCTGAACAGCGCGGTGCAGAGGCCACTCTCGGTGAAATGGGGGACAAGTACCGGGGGCTTGGTGCCCGATATGCAGAATTAGCCGACACGAAGAAGAGAACCGGGCCAAGCGAAGCAGAGAGGGCTGTCAGGGGACAGGCCAGCCGCGACATGGCTATGGAGCAGGCGCAGGTAAAGGGAAGCGGCTTATCGCCGGGACTGGCCCGCGCACTCTCCAATAGGGCAGGCGCACAGAGAGGTGGGGAGATGTATGGGAGACTTGGCGCACTCCGCGCCCGTGAGGATGTCACCGAACAGGCTAGAGTGGACGCACTGAAGAGGGAGGGGCGAATGGGGGAGGCCGCCATGATGGCAAGGGAAGAGGCCATAAACAAGATGAAATATAACATAGCCACTGGAAAGGTGGATGCATCTCAGGCCATTATCGACAAGAAGAGTGGTAGACTCCACAAGGCGGCTGAACTCGCCGCTAGGGCCGGGGCCGCTTATATGACAGGTGGCGCTAGCGAGGCAATGCTGGCCGGTAACTATACAGGGCAGGGTGGTGGAGGAGGAGGAGGAGGCACCAGTGGACTCAGTTCAGCCCTCCAATCCGGCGGTGCGCTTGACCAAGGCATGCAACTCCAACTGGGGGGAGGAGGAGGAGGAGGATTTAATTACAACACTGGTGGCGGAGGAGGGGGAAGCCCCAACGGGGGTGTATATGGCGGGCGCAGCCAATATGCGAATAACGGACTCTCCGATGCTTGGTACAATAGTACGAATAATTCAGCCTATCCACTTGGTGATTTCACCCTGTCCTCTCAGCAGTGGCGAAGGAAACGATAATGGAAAATCCAATCGTAAGACTACCCGGTGAACAAGACGGTGATATATATGATAGGCTGTATCAATATTTTGGAGGCGACGAATTAGCGTCTGCACAAGCTGCACAAGCTGTCGCATATATTCAAAGTCAGGAAGCCATCCCACAAATAGTAGAGGAGCCGCCTGTTGCACCAAGAAAGCCAACAAGCCCCCTGTATCATACAACCGAACCTGAACTGGTTACGGAACCCCACCGATACGAGACAATACCGCCAGTCAATGTTACCGGTTCCGCACCAATTAATTCATCCGTGGATGTTGGGCCGATGAGCATACAGTACAATGACGAGGAATATCTGCAACAGCTTGGCAGTGAAAACATGGACAACGCTGTCGCCAGAGGCATGCCGGGGGCCGGTGGTTCTGAGATGTCTCAGGAACAACTTGGTGACATCGTAGCAGCACAGGAGGCAGAAGACAGACTAGGCACAGGCTATGTGGAAGACTACGAAGATTCACTAAGAGGCCCCAAGAACTTCTCCGAAGGGCCATTGGCTAGGGAGGTATCGGCAACTGGACAATATTTGAAGGGGCTACACGACAAGGCACACCCACCAGCGGAACCCGGAATGTCCGAAGAAGTGATGAGCCCCATGTCTGACGCACAGGCGGCCAAGCTGGCCTATGAGGCTAATCCTGAAAATTACGAAACAGCCGAAGACTTTGAGAACTTATCTTCGCAGGAAAACTTTGACAACATGTACAGCGAAATGGATGATGTACAGCTTGGCAGTGTTACAGGTAAGACTCCAGTGAAGCAGGAATTAAGGGCCGATGGGAAAGTGAGGAGGCGAAGCGCACGTTCTTCCGGTTCTAAGAAAGGGGCCACGGACGCCTACTCTGCGTTGACTCAGTCCATAGAGGACTTGGGTAACCGCGCCAATGAACAAGCCGCGCAGAAGGCCGCAACCCTGCAAAAGGCTACCGACGACAAAGTAAAGGCACAGAATCGGGCTACAGCTATAATCGAGGAGGCCATGTCTAAGAGAGTTGATTCTCTTGGCGGGATAGGCAGGGGTAACTTTGCTGGTGCGCTTGTACTTTCTGCCGTGAGTGACTTGTTCGGCCATGAGACAGGCTCAACGGTGTCATCATTCGACATGGTTATGAAAAATGTAGATAAGGCTGTCTCCCTACAGAAACACAACTTAGACAGAGAGATAGCCGCAGGTAAATTCAAGGCAAAATCTATTCTTGATATAGAATATCTAAAGGCAGACACCGACATAGAGAAGGAGACTCTATTGCACTTTGGGGCCATCGGTGTGATAAAGGGCAAGATAGCTGCACTACAACAGACTATAACCAACGAAGAGACTCAAATGAAACTCAAGGATTTCCAGTCCAAGATAAACCTGAGGGCAAAGCAGGGCCGTGCAGCAGAGATGGATTCAATAACCAAAAGACTTAAGGTGCAGATGGACTCGATGAAGCAAGCCCCGCCGGAATTGACTAAGTTTTCTCAGGCAGAGAAACAAGTAATCAGTGGGACGACAGCTACAATCAGAACCATCAAGCCTATTGGGGAATACATAAAAGGATTAGTCTCTGAGCTTGAGGCCAATGCTCCACCGGATTGGAGAAACTGGAGCCTTGCCAAAATTGGCGACAAAATATCATCCAAGATGCCCAAGGGATGGATTACCAATGTACAGACTAGGCTTATGAATCAGTCTGCTCTGGCAGCCAAGCTACTCGGTGCCGCAGTTGAGAAAGGACGACTCACTAATGAGGACTTTAGGTTCTGGGTTGAAATGATGCCTAACCCGGATGAACCAATCGGTTCACAACTAAGTAAATACTACAGTGTTATTCTGGCAACCACTGCTGGTGCCACATCAACAATAAAGACAGCTATGGACTTCGGAGCATCTATAGGGCGACTGTCTCCAGAGGGGCAGGCAACATACGATGCCCTATTAGACATGCGCGAATCAGCCACGGCTGGCCTCCTTAGCCTTGGTGCAAATGAGTTCGCCGCAGACAACGCTATAGCAAATGGTACTAAGTCCCCCGATGATACCGGTAGGCGCGACAGAGAGACTGGTGGAATTATACCAATGGACGATGAAATGAAGGAACTCAGGGATGAACTCTATCGAAAATATAAAGTCCCCGGCCATGAAGAGGAGTTTTCCGTCTTTAGTCCGTCCACATGGTTTTAGGAAGCGATTAGATGGCTAACATAGAATTATATAACCATGACACCATGTCCTCTGAGGTGGTTGATGAGAGTCAAGTCGATGAACTCATCGGCGGTGGCATATATACATTCTTTGAGGAAGATGTCTATAAATTTCAATCACCAGATGGAAGCATACAAGATGTTGCTGGTGCCGATGCTAGGAGGGCAGTTGATTCTGGAATGCGTTTCATTTCTGATGACGCCCTTGGTGGTATTCAAGAGGACGACGAGAAATTAGCTAAAGCACAGGAAGAAAACATTGCTGTTAGCGGAGAGGCTGAGGATGACATATCCTCCTCGGAAGCATTCGCGTATGGTATCGCTAGGGGTGGTACATTCAGGGGCTCAGACATAGCGACGAGAGCAGCCGGCAAAGGTGAGTGGCTGGATAGACTCGATGAGCAGCAGGGCGTAGCTGCTAACCTCGGCGAGATTACCGGTATTGTTGCATCATATTTTTCCCCATCACCAAAGATGCTATTCAACTGGGGTGCCGCACCCGTGGCTGGTGCCGCCAATGTAGTCCAAGCTGGCGCTTCCCTAACAAGGATAGGGAGAATATTACTAGGCACAAAGAAGGCAGCTAGGACTGTCAAGAATGTGATGCTGGCCCCCTTGCAGGCACCCAAACTTGTGTCCCATGCAACCACGAAGACAGCAGATAAATTTGCCCTCAGCGTAATGAACAGGTTTTCCTCAAAGTTCACATCCCCACTAGAAAAGGCCGCCGCAAAAAGCCTCATGCTTAAATCATTATCTTGGGGTGGGCAGGCAGCACAGGAGGCGGTTGTCTATGGAATAGGCCACGGATTAGCAGACAAGGAGATGACTGAAAACCCCGACTTAGCCGCAGAGAAGTTTTTATCCACTGTTGGTATATCCACTATGGTGGGCGCTCTTATGCCTATTCCTATTCGGGCGGCATCTAAAGCAGCCGGGATAGCGGGGAGGGGAGTGGCAGCCATAGGGCCTTGGGCAGAGAATCAGCTATTCAAAAACATAACCGGACAAAGAGCAGCAACGGTTAGGGAGCTAAGAAAAAAGGGCCTAACAGTACATGAAGTTATAGAGGCGCTTCAGAAGGAGGGCATAGGTACGGTTGAACCCGGTATTGGCGTACACAGCGATGAGTTCTCATGGTTTGGAGCCCAAACAGTGGCTGAGGTTGCCGTCCGCCTAGAGAATTTCCACAGAAAGACAGATGATGCCCTAAAGAGACTATGGAAGAACCTATCGGCAAAGGCGAGAGTTCTAACCCGGAACATAGACGAATTAAAAGAGTCGCAGAGGCCCGGTAGGAACAAATCAGAGCAGTTGGATTTCGGTGACTACGATAGCCCAACGGTAAACAATCTCTCATCGGGTATAAGGAGAAGGACGCTATGGCATCGACTTATGAACGCCGCCAGAGGAAGGACTGAGGGGGGGAACCCCATATATGCCAATCCTAAACTAGTGGGTGGAGATGGGGCTAATACCGCGAAGAGAGGGTACGAGGGTGTCGGCAGGAGATTTGAGGAACACGCGAGGGATGTCCTTGATGTACCCAATCAAGCGCCAGATATAACCCCCGATGGGAAGAACATGATATGGGAAAAGGCCGGGACACGCGATGTCAAAATTATCCCATATGGAGAAGCAGGCCCTGAAGGGTTCACACCACGAATGACGAACAAAATAGAGGCCCGTCTTGTTGCCGCCGAACATCAGCAAGAGTCGATGGGCCACAATCTGGTATTGGAATTGGATGAAATATGGGAATTTAGGAAGAGTTGGGATAATGTCCTAAAGGAGTTCAGAGACAGTGGACAGAAGGCAGCGGGCTACAACATAAGAAGTGTATATGGCAGCGCCGGTGGCAGCAGCAGCATGGCTGGAGAAGAGGGCTCTGGTGTACTCTTCGAGATAATGAAAAAGATTGAGGGCTATGGCGACACAGAATTAACTGAGATGGTGGGGGAACTAAGGGCAGAAAATAAAAACTACTCGATATGGGCCACAGTGGTAGAGGCCGTAGAGGCCGCAGAGGGAAAGGGTGGGCTCGGAGTGAGTATTTTCGATGCCGTGTCTGGTAGCCTCGGTATGGTGGGTGCTTCTTTACTTGGCGTTGGGGCCATGCCTGCTATAGTTGTTGGTGGTGTGGGCTCGGCGCTGCTAAAGAAGTCAGTCGGCACATACAAGGGACAGCACTTTTATAGCGTACTCAAAGGGAAGGGCGCTTATGGCATCTTTAATACTGAGAGGTGGCGGAAGGCCCTCTTGGAGAAGGATGATGCTATTGAACGCTTTGCCGAAAACTGGGCAAGAAAGACTCCGGCCCCCATCGTCGCCCTGTCCCACAGAGAGAAACTCTCTCCATCCATGACTACGGGCAAGTGGGACGATGGTGGAAGCCTTGAAGAAAACTATCACAACAGAGTATCTGAAATACAGGACGCACACTCCAGCATATTGGCGAACACCGTTGCTGGAGGGATTACGGAGGATATAAGTGATAGTCATCCCGGGCTACATACATCAACCATTAATTCCATAACACGCGCAATAAATTCCATATCAAGACGCATCCCCAAGCAGCCAGATATGGTTCAGGGTGCCTATAATACAGGAAGAATGAATGTGAGTAGGCGTGACATGGAAAAATTCGCTAGGGCATACCACGCTATAAATAATCCCTTCTCCATACTGGAAGACTTGGAAAGCGGTGATATCACGAGGGATGCGGTTAATGCCGTGAAGGAAGTATATCCAAACCTGTATGGGGAATATGTTTCTAGGTTGCTGTCCTCCATCATAGGCATGGAAGACGAACTTGACTACAAAAGCAGGGTTAAGCTGTCTGTGCTATTCGGCGCACCATTCGATATAACAATGTCACCCAATTACATAAACTCATTGCAGGGCATACTCGCAGCACAGGCTGGTGGAGAAGAGGAACCGGAAACAAAGATTTCAGGCGTGGCCAAGATGTCCACGGACACGAGGGCCAGAAGCGAAGCCCAGAGAGTGCTGGGGAGATAGCATGGGACAACATATAGCCAGACATGAATTTCTCGACACAGGTGAATTAGCCATACCAATCACCACCTCTACTACCTATGGCGCGGCCATAAAGACGCTTGGCTTTTCTACTCTTGGGGTATGGATAACCCTCCCGGTATTGACACAGATGCCGCCCATGGGCGCATACGTTGAATTTTATTATGAAGAACAGTGGAACCCCGGAAAAACATGGTGGCGGAGGTACTGGGTTTCAGATGGCCCAAGCGCCACATCACAGATAGACTATAAGAGATGGCGCATAAGGGCACCTTGGACTCAAAGATATGTTAATATACAAATACCAATAAACTCCAAATACGGCAGGCTTGTCTGGGATTCGGCTTGGAACCCCCACCAGTCACTAACCGTAAGATATATGTTAATGAGTGAATAATGGAATGGATAGGAAATACGGGGAAGTTAATGGCGGTAGTCTTGGCGTCAGTAACCCTGTCCGGGTTGATGGCACCGTGCAGTGCTTCCTATAATTTTATAACGAAGACAGAGGCCAGCGCGATACACGAGAAAATAAAAGAGAAACACAGAGAGGCAGAATCAAAGCTGACAAAGATAGACACAAGGCAGCAGGAAATAAGAGAGGATGTTAAAAGCATTCTTGAACACTTACTAAGAGGTGGCCATGCAGATTGAATACGTTAAAAATGATACGGCACCAGCCATATCGGTTGAACTAGAGAACACAAATATAGATGGATATACCATAAAATTCAAGACACAACTTACGGCTGGCCCGGTAAGCCTGACACTCCAGATAACTGATGCAGCGGCAGGGAAGGCATCAGCATTTCCTGAAACAACCCCCGGTAGCAACGTGGCCATATTTACGGAAGCCGGCAAGTTTCCGGCAGAGGTAGAGGTAACAGATGATGTTGGGCATGTGTTTACATTCACCGGGATTAAGCTTAAAGTGCATGACGAGGTAGCATAATGCCAACATTCAAGCTGCGTAGTGGGAGCAATACCCTTAAGCTTTCCATTAAACAGGAAACCCTGAAGATAGCCACCACAAATATGGGTGGTTCCGTAATTGTGAATAACCCCGACTACGTTCGTCACGATGGCACCATACCCTTATCAGGCGACTGGGATGTTGGCGACAACGCTATAGAGAATATATCCAATGTAAGCATTGGTTCAGAATTGCGGCCTAGTCCACTGAATGTGAAGGGTGACGCCCCCGGCGTAGTCGCAGCCATCGAGAGAAGTGATAGCTCCGTACCATTTATGACTATGGAAGATACCGCAGGGCAATACGGTATAGTTAAACTACTCGACAATTCAGCAAGCACCACACTGCAATTATCTGGCAGTGGTGCTGATGAAAATTCATTCATGGAATCCAAGCTTCTGGTTAATAGCGTCAACAACGCCACCATGACAAATAACTCTGGTGTTCCAAGGACGGACGTACAGCTACAGGTTGGTGACTTCGGGGATGCTGGAGACAGAGGCATAACCATAAACAGCGAGAACCTCAAGACATCATCCATTCTATTTGCCGATGATGTAGATACCTATACTGAATTGAGTAGCTGGTACTATGCCCCCGGAACACAAAGAATATTTAGAATAGGTGATACCATAGGTGGTGCAGTCAACACCTATATGGACATATATCGCGGGACGAACTCTAATCAGGCATTGTTTTATTCAAAGAATAACATCGTTGACCAGCTACCCTACGGGTTTGCAATTAGCCAGCAGCACACACACACCGCAGGAACACACGGCGGAGGATGGCATTTTGGGGTTGACCCGATAGATGGGAATTTCACCAGTGGCTACACGGCGCAGCATATACTCGATGATATAGGCTATAAAATAACCACAAACAGTGCAAGCCGAAGAGTACAGATAGGTGCCAACTCAAGGTATAACCTTAATCTCCACCCCGGTGCCGACTTGGTTACGGTGGAGTCAACAGTTACATCATCCACAAGTGGCCCCCAAGTAGGAATAAATACAGACACAATGTGGCGTCCGGGAACGGCACTCGATATACTTGCCGACGACGATAACACCTATAATAATGCGCCAGACATATATCTGCGTACAAATTTCTCTGGCTCCGGTGAGTCCGGGCTTATGCTTCATGCAGCGAACACGCCAAGTGAACCCGCTACGGCGGCCACCGAAAATACCCGTGCATGGGCAAGAGTGGCATCCGTTGGCATGGAGGGAGAGAAGCCATGCAGGCTTTTCCTCGGCCAGTATGACGAAGTTAATGGATTCCTACACAAGGCCGTTATTCATAGCGAGGGCATGCGTGTTGGTAAGCACCTGACACAGGTGGCGGCATCTACATTCGCTGTCGATGGCAACGCAATCATCGGGGAAGGGATTAACCAGCTACTGGCCCCCACAAACTCTCTGGTTGTTGAGGGCAGCGCACACATTGGCGGGTTCCCTAATGCCACTGGGACATACACCGGGATAACCACAACCTACGTCAATTCAGACTATCACGGGATGCTAACCGTAAAGAATTATGATGATGCAGACGCATCCGGTGGACACTTTTTATGCGAGGTTAATCTTGGTGGTTACAACAACCAACCCGGCGAACCGGGCAGCGAGATATATCCCCTCGTGATTGGCTCACAGTTTGGAGGGTTACTAGAGAGCCCCGCTGCGGGGCACATGGTTGTAGGCATAAGAAATAATGAGATTAACGATTCATTCGCTGTGGTGAGTGGTGGGGCCACCGCACCATTCTACTATGACGATGGAGTATACGACACCCTTTGTTTCCAAACCAACTCCAGCGGACTCACAAAAATAGGTGGCGACTTATATACTGGGCATAATATTACCACCAGCAATCACACCCTGAGACTTGGTGCGGAAAGGGCCGGCACTGGTGCTACAACCATTTTGTTTAGGACAGAAGACAGTGGTGCCGCAAGCTACAGCTATAATTCCCAAATACATAGGGCCGGTGGCCCGGATGGAGCGCTCGTCGCTGAACAGCAGGGCACCGGGCACATGTATTTCCAGCACATAGGTGACGGGAATGTTGCCGGTACGGACTCTGGGGACATATTTATTCGCACCAAGTATGGCTCCGGAAACTCCAAGGGAGGCATATATCTCGGCTTAAGGGTTAACGAGGCTGGGGGTGATGACAATAACCTAGCCTTGACGATGACTGGGGAAGACAGATACACCACACTCCACTCACACCCGACAAATACAACAGCCAATAATTACTTTCTTACTGGCTACGGTATAGGCAACGGCACGGCAATGATAAGGATAGGGGGCAACAGACAGGCCGGGACTGCTGGGCATGCATATCTGGACTTGGTGGGTGACGAAACATACTCCTCCTACGGAACTAGGCTTCTTCGCACCAATGCGGGTGCAAATGCAACATCCCGCCTACAGCATCGTGGGACGGGCTCAGTCGTGATAGAGGCCCTTGAGGCGTTGGCGGGCTCTTCGCCAACAGGTGGCTACCCAACACATATTAGTGGGCAAACTGAATTTGCCTACAACAGTGTAACCAGCGCCATTATAAACAGGGATGCGATAACCCATACTATGGGTTCCAGAATACATAGGGGTGATGGCTGGGGTGGGCATAGCCTGCGAAACTCCAACAACGATTATGAGTACTGGTATGCCGGCGGCTATGGGCTTGATAGTTCTGACGAAATACACAAGTGGTGCCTACTACACAACTCCCCGACACAGTCGGATTATTGCTACCCTCTGAGAATAAGCGGAAATGTAAACGAACTTAATCTAGACGCATTCTTCAGCATTGGCGAACTGGGCCGAAACGGAGGTGGGCGCGGCATGGCTAACATGTCACTAGGCGTCTATACTAGCCAACAAGAGGCCGCCACTAATTATCCTGCAATAAAGGAGATGGCTAAATTCACAAACAGAAACTATCCAGACTGGGGTAGTGCATCAGGGGAGTGGAGTCTTGTATTTAAGGCGGAGCCCAACACACACCCCAACTACACCACATACATAAGCGGGTCTGGTCCCAACTCAGCCGGGACAACCCCCGGCGGAACATATTTTTATACCACATATGGGAGCAGGCCATTTTATTTTGGACTCAGCCCCGATGGCACACAGCAGGATTTGATTAACCTTGGAGGGCCTCACGGCACTTCGTCATATTCCAACAGAGTCAAGTTTTATAACACATACGCAAGTGACTCCACTGCTGAAACAGGGATAGGCGATGCACCATGCCCATCTTGGACTGCCTCGCCACATGCCAACACCAATGGGGTGTTTAAACTCTATTTTAAGGGCAACCAGCCTGCCGGTGGGGATATGTATGCCGTGGACTTTAACTGCGAGGTTGGAAGCATCATACTCTACAAATACAATGGAACCTCATGGACTATTATCAAAACATTATCTTAAATTTTAATCAAGGAGAATAATATGGCAAGAGAATTAAGAATCCGACAACTAACGCTAACGATGAAACCGGATGATAAGGTGGACGTACTGGCGGAGGGTTCCCTCAGGGATGGGGACTTGAGCAAGAGTATCAGTAAGGAACTAACCGGGCAGTCGGCCAGCGCAACCATAGGGGAGATTCTAGCGGCTGTGGTATCCCCCTTAGAAGATGCCAACGATGCCAGAATGATTGCACCAAGTGCGCCAGTGGCACCAGCGTCTGATATGAGCCGCGGCCCTGAACCACGGATAGATTCCCCGGTAGACGATGGCGATGGACGCAGTGCCGATGAACCATTACCCCCAGTGGAAAGAAGATAGGAGTTTAAATGTCTGAAGGAAAAAACACCAGTGAATTTAAGCTGGCTAAAATATCTGTGATTGCAAGCATCGTACTCCCCGTACTAGCCGCACTAATTGAGGCCATACAAAATGCAGGCTTTGTAGAAAACCCCCTTGCCTTAAGTATAGTTGGCGTGGTAGGTAGTTTACTAGCAAGCCTTGGGTATACGGCCTCAAGGGCTGTCGTGAAGAAGGACATGATTAAATTAAAAGCACTTGGAACAGCCGTTGAAAAAAAGTCTTAGGGGGACTAGATGCTGCGGGAACTTTATCAGTGGGTACGGGCTGCACTTCAATATTTATTACAACAGACAAGGACGCCGCAAGGGCGGGTGTACAGCACAGCTTTAAATTGCGGAAGAACATATCCCTCTTCGCTGACGCCTTTGGAGAGCATAGTTTTGATGGAGGCGGCTGGGGATGGGGGGCCAGTAGTGGACTCAGATTCAACTGGTAAAACCATAAGCATGCTTGACTTGCATGTTGAAGACATCACCCAAGCAGCCTGTGACGGGAAATACAAGGTACTCATCAAGCCTGAGAAGGTAGTCATTCATCGCATAGGGCCAGAGTTGGATTGCAGGGAAGGTGACTGTACCTACTGCAGTGGCGATGAGAGTAAAGAAAACAAGGAACACAGTTGGGCACTGCACATGTGTCGCTGGTTCCAAACCCACCCCCGGTTGTCCAGAACTGGTGGAGAAAATCCTTACCACTTTCTGGTGGACTATGACAACACCAAGCAGATACTTCACCTAGATGAATGCGGAGCCCACGCCAGAAGGTGGAACGTAAAGAGTTTGGCCATAGCTGTACGTGGTGACTTTAGATATAACTACCCAAACGAATACCAGAAGAAAGCAGTTAAGGAACTGAGTCTTCTTTTATGCCTTCACATGAATAGGGTAGACTTGTGGGGCCACACTGAATTACACAACTCTACGAAAGATGTGGGCAAGTCCTGCCCCGGAACCTTTATGAGAATGGAACAAGTGAGGCAGTACGTTAGGGATGAGTTTAAGCCACTTAGGGAAGAACTTGGAGGTGATGCTGCGGTGGGCATAATGGAGTGGCACGGCATCGTCCTTCCCTAGTGACACCAAAATAATAGCCTGTATAATCTTGGATTTAATCGTTTGAATATAGCTACAACTTTATTTATTGCTTCTGTGAGATGCTCATTATTTGTTATGATTTTACCATCAAATAAGTCATCACCATAGCCGACTGTCTCCAGAAGGATATGCCACATCTCGTGTGAAAATGTCTCCCTAGCCAAGGCATCGGGCATATTCCTTTCCAGCCCCATAACCCTAGCACTGAAATCAACCCAACCATAACACTTGTCCCCATCATCATCGACGAGGTTGTCCTTTAGGGTTATCTGAAAGGAGGCCCATCCCATATCAATAATCATATTCGTATCCAGAAGCTGCCTGTAGAAATCTCTGGGCTTATCTTCCTTATAATCTACCATCAGATAAAAACCATAAGTCTACTGTCTGCCATATCTGGTTGAATACCACTGGTTCATGGTGGAGTGAAATGTCAATAAGACTACCCCTAACCCTATCCCACCAATTATCATTAACACACGGGCGTTCACCCATCTCTTCCACAATGTTTCTTTTAAGCAACTCGACATCATCCTTCTCCGCCCTCGTCAATCTTCTCACTCTTGGGTATTCCTTGCGCTTGCTTCTCATAAATTACCTCCATAAAATCATTAAGTCTCATAACAATAATGGCCTCCTGCCTATCGTCCTTACATATGGCCAGAGGCATTCTTGAATCTGTATCCCGTACAGCCTGCCTGAGTGCGGCCCTTATGCCTACCTGCTTGTGCCTCTTGCACTCTATCCAGAATTGGGGGTGGCCTTCTACGTCACAAACTTCATTGCCTATGCGTGTCTGGCCCAGCCCCCGGCGGATTGGGTGCTGCGGAAAATACTTTCTCCATAGCTTAACCATGTCACGTTCAAACCCGTGCCCCTTGTTGCGACTCTTAGTCCCGCTCATAACACCACATCATCCGCCACCTATAAGCGATTCTTCAATCTTGTACATCCTGTTTATGTCTGCCTCGATATACATTAATTCTTCTTCTCTCTCAGCTAAGATGCTATTTCTATACTTCAGACTTGAATCCACGGACTTCAGTTCGCGCCTCAACACAGTCTTCTTCTTCTCTAATTTTTTTATAGCATCCCTATGTATTGCCGCAGACTTATTAACCCTATATTGTTCGCTGCATGCACCCTGCAGCCCTTTAGTTCTAAACATAACATCCCCCATAGTTTTTAAATATCAAACATATCGTCAAGTGGACTGACTGCCCCCTTGCTTTCCTCTATCATTTTATTAAGCAACTCCCTGAGAAATACCACGCTAACGCAAGCTGTTGTGGTTTCATCATCGGCTGCCTGCTGAACCATCTCTATTAGCTTTTCAATATATTCGTCCATTACATTCTCCCCGCTAGTGCTGTCACCATACTGTCTAATCTTTCTCTGGCCTCCTCAGGCGCTTCGGTAGCTTCCTCAAGCATACCTCGTGATGCTAGGCGCTCATGTGGGGGCAGTCCAGTCCTGATAACTACTGGAGAGGATGCCAGTAGCTTCTCAGCCTCCGTGCCCGCGCCGGGAAGATGTGCGTATTCTCCCCGTTGAGCGCCTATCCTACATATTCTTTCGTACTGTTCCTCATATTCTTTTCTGGTGAAGGACTCAAAGGTGTCCTTTTGTCGGCTGCACAACTCACTCCAGCCACCCATGTTTCTAATGACTGCATTAACAACGATGTCATCGAAGTCTACGCTGCGATACTTGCCGACACTCCTGCAAGCTTTAGATACATACTGCCAAGTAATGGCGGCCCTATCGGCCACTGGCATTTCAGCGCCAGCAGTCTTGATGCACTCAAGCAACTCCACTGGGCGCGGCATCCACTTGCTTGTCTTGACATGGAAGGTTATGCCCTTGCGTACCTCATCAAGAGAATAGTCCTTTAGTATATTCCAGAAGGCGACGATTGCCATGTCACCTACCTGCTTATTATATGTCTGAGCAACCCCTGTCATCAGGGATAGAAATTCATGCTTATCTGATTCAACCATAATATCCTCCAAATATTCCCAGCATTATCAACAACCCAAGAAACATTCCTATCACAACCGCGAATAGAAAGTCATTAAGTTTCTCAAGTTTTTTCATCAGTCACCTGTATTATGTTATCCTCCAGCTTCATGTCCTTGATAAATAATTCCTTAGGGACAAGTACACTCTCACCCACCCAACTGTTGCTGGCGACTCTTATGACTCTGCCGTGTTTCTTCCATGACTCGATATGTTTCTTGGTTGCCTTAAGTAGCCTGCTGTGTGGTATCATGTACACTTCGCCACACTTGACGAAATAGTACGCAATATACTTGCACTGCATTGGCTTGCAAGCCCACCCCGGTTTCTTCCGGTGGACGTCACTCCATATTTCGACGCATATATTTTTCGACACGTAGAAATCGGCTTTGGTGTCTACTGCTATTAGCTTTTTATCGTTTCCATCAACCACAACCCAGTGGTCAACCCCACCACGCTGTTCAGGCCCGTCCTCGCTAACGTTCACTATAACAACGGGCTTTCCAAAAAATGCCTCATAGACGCTATTCCATAGCTCCATATTTGCCTGTACGTCACCGCCCTGTTTTAGCTTGTCTGCAAACAAGTATCTATTCATCATTGGCAACCACCTTCCACATGATGTCGTCATTGTACTGGAAGCAAGTTACATCTCCGAAGCCCTCCAGTTTTTTTAGGGCCTTCAAAAGTCTGCTCTTGGATATGTTTACCTTCTTAAGTAAGTCCTCATCTGAATACGATTGCCCGGGCCTCATGGTTGCCATTATACCAGCGCAGTCCTGCCCGTGCCACATTGCCTTGTGGTATCTTTCTATTTGATATTTATCCATTTACCCTCCAAGGTGTGGCATCAGCGGGCTGGAGGGTAATAGGTAGGGGATACCCGCCGACACCACCGATGTATTATGGCAGATTATAAAGTCAGAAGCAAACCCCCGCCACTATCGGAATCTTCTTGTGACTCTTTTAAGCTGCGGTATTTGGAATAGATTCTTCGGTTCGCTTCCTTAAATTCTTCTATCTGCCCCTCAAGCTTATTAACCTTATCCCTCAAGAGTACCCGGCTGTTATTTTCCAGACACTCGATAAGCCACATTACATCTTTGTGGCTGTTTTTAATGAAGGAAATTATATCCTTACTAGATGAATCGCTGGGGGAATATTCGATGTCGCTGCCATTGTTTATAAATTTGGCATACCAAGAACCTTCCTTCTGAACCATTCTCACATCCAGCCCAGCACACCCGCTTTCAAGTGCCCGTGCCTTAATGCGTCTAAACTTAACAACATGGCTTTCATTATCACTCATGGTATATCCTCTCTCTTCCTTAGGGCATACCGTAGGCCCCATACCTTACAGCATACCCTAAGAGAAAGTATTGCGTACTAGAACGGTACGCTATTATCAGATATAGCCACACCATTACCAGCGGTAAGGTATGAGCCAATTTCAAGGAAACCTGAGTCGCCAATGACAAATTTGCCAGTGCCGCCAAGTCCAATGTACTCCGTGGCTTCGGTAGGTGGCGCTTCTAACCTATCTAAACCAAGGAGAAATTGCTTGAGTCTCCAGCCCGATGCTTCTGTGAAGTACACCCAATCATTTACATTGACTGGAGTTGTACCGCCCTCACCCTCTACATAAACCTCCATCTTAATAGCCAGTGCCGTATGCCCTCGCTTGCTGGTTGTTTCGCTGGCGTCTACAATATTAAACTTGTAGTTGCCGGGTTCAATTTTGATGCCGCCAACTTCACTTTTTTTGAAGTCACCAGCCTGTCCATAATCCAACATTTTTACTCCTTAATGTTGAGGGCCCCCGTAAAGGAATCCCAATTTAGTGGTATGCTTTCAGGCATACTATAACCAGCGCGACACTTAGCATCTCTGCCAGCCCCACCGCTGAAATAAATACGGCGTTCAGCCTCAGTGCTAAGTACCTTCGACTTCTCGCCAAGTCTTTGCATAGTTGTAACCGGACGCATGGCGTGCCCAACAATATCAGTCCACGCGCAAACTACGTGCCATGAGTTCTTGTCCATTTCGGGGGCAAATTTAAAGTAGTCTTCCCCCAGCATACTGGCTGATTTATGAATGCCCTGATGTGCCAGCAGGATAATACCCATATCTTTCTTATTTCTCAGCGTATCCAGCCGCCCAAGAAACTTCTTCATAAGCATGGCAGTAGCACGTACACCCTTGCCATAAGAGTTGTAACAATCACCACCACCTTTGGTTGCATTCCACTTGCCATCGAATTGTGTGCGGCATACGTGTTCAGCTAAGAGGGCTTCAATGCCACCGATGGTATCGATAGCCAACCACTTGAAGTTGTGTTCATTGGTTTCCAGAGTATTAAGGGCGCTACCCAACTCATCGGTGCTTCCAAGTACACCCTTGTTGGGCAACCTTACGATGTCTGGCATGCCTGACTGTCCGTCCTCAGTGGCCAGAAATACCACCTTCTCACCAGCGCCAGCGGCGAAGGAGGTTTTACCTTCACCCGGTGGCCCATAAATGGCTATGCGTGGCCGTGGCCTTTCCTGTACGGCAGGGCTTAACTCAAAGTTTCCACTCATCTTTTTCATCTTTCTCCACTTCCAATTCAGGGTGTGGTGTTTCAAGTTTTTCTAATTTACTATTATTTTCCAGCGATGCAAAGCCGCTACAGGTCTGCAAGAACGGACAGGTTCCCCAATTACTCATACAGGCCACCGGATTACGCGCCCACTGAATGTCTTCTCTGGTGTAGCCATCCTTCCAGTTCATGACTGCATTTATTCTTAGGCTAGTGAAATGTGATTCATCCACCAGCGCCTGTATGTCGTCATCTAAGAGGTTTATCTCGCGGCGAATAAAGTACTTAGGGTTAGCCCTGTACTCTTCTCTCAGGCGATTCTCGTAAGCCTCAGGCGATTCTAGTCCAAGACTCCTGCGTGTCTTAAATTCTAGCTCAGTTTCAGTCTTGCGCTGACGTACCTTGCTTCCTAAAATATCTAGTCGTGGCTTGTACACTACATCCCAAATTGTCAGTGGCATTTCTCCATATTTTTTAGCAATAGCAAAACTATATAGTGCTATCTGCCTGTTAATAAATAGGTTTGTCCAGTAGTCCGATGTCTCGTCAAGTACTTTAGCCCAGCCACTAGTCTTGTGTTCCATATGGATGAGGCGGTTGTCACTCTTACGGCGCAGCAGGGTATCGATTTTACCACCGAATCGGACGCCACCTTCGGTAATATCGAAGACTTCCTCTACTGATACGGTAAAATAATTTTCCTTGTCCTTGGAATACCTGTCAAAGTATCCGGCAGTCATGGCCCTAGCCCTAGCCCTGTCATATAGGCCGGAATCAGTACTGTAAAAGTCGAGGTTACTCATCAGTAAAAAACCCTTCCATAATGATTAGGGTATCTTCAAGAGTGTTACCCGTCCAGAATTTTTCCAGCCCCAAATGTACGGCGCTACCCGTCATTAGCGGCGAAGACTTTGCCGATTCTCTGTATAAATCCAAGTACTTATGCTTCCATTTACGGGGGCATGAGTGATATGTATTCAACGAGGAATTAGTATGAATAAAGTCGTCGCGGCTCATATTGCTTCCTCCACCCTTGCCCTAAGCTTATCTAGTGCGGCCCTAGCCTCATCTATTTTCTCTGAGTCCCAACTCTTCAGCAGCCCGTCCAGCCGCTCAAGACTAACGCTTACATCCGAGATAGCCATGCCTAATTCATAAGCACGTTTTTCTGAATCCATAGCCCTGTATAATTTACTCATTTTACCCCCACTGTAGTTTTATATGTTATTAAGTCTTAAGTCAATAAAAAAAGCACTCAGCGTGCATAGCAGTCAAAGAACTCCCCGTCCCTGACGACTGCCGTAATTTCCCCTTTACATTCAACAGTTTCACCGAATCTGGCACTGAAATACTCTACATATTCGCAGCCATTTACACCGCGCTGCAGTTCAGAATCGTACTTAGAAGTACGTCGATGCCTGTTATAAGCCGATGCAACTTCACTGTTATCCCAGCGGGCCATGCAATCAGGCACACATTCTCCAACAGGAAGTTGGCTATCAATTTTTACGACATCAGAATTTTCGTCGGCGCAATCGCGGATATGCCAGCAATGCTCGTCGCACATTACTTCGGGGGCGACACTAAAGAATGGTGTGCCGCAACCCAGAGTAAATAATATTTTAGCTATCAGCAATTTCTTCATAATCAGGTATCAATTCATCCATGAAATTTTTGTACTGCTCAAGAATCATTCTCTCAAGTCTACTCATTTTACAGCCGCACACTTTATTGAGTTCCCTCATTACGTTGCAGTAGGCATACTCAATATCCGCTTCAGAATAGCTTGAGTCTGCCCTATACTCAGCAGAAGATACCGCCAAACGAATATAATCGTCTATGGGGGTGTTGCTTATGCTTACTTTCCCATCTCTTATAATACTAGCCATTTTATACCTCCAATAGTTAAAAATAAGGGTAAAGGGGGCGGGATTTACTTTATTACCCGCAATTAAAACAGCAACGTATAGTCACGCTGCACGCCCGTTGATAGTAAGTCGGCAAGCGCTTGTCTTAATACATCAGCCAGTGGATTCAACAGCTTTCGCCTATAACCTCCGGCCATTTCCTCGTTGGCTGCACCAATTGGCGTTCCCCTCCGAGTAAGATTGCTTTAACGGCTATCACCCCGTCATTCAGCCACCCCGTTGGCAGTAGCTAACCGCCAACCCCTTTAAATCGAATTAGTGGCCAGCGAGGGGGAAAAGGATAACCCCACGCCAGCCTTGGGCTATGCGCCCATTTAATCTATACAAATGCACCATGTGTCAACCCTCCGGCGTCAAAACTTATCTCTTCAGCTTTATCAAGCTCAAAATATGTACGCATATGTTTCATAGTGGTACGGCTCCACTTTTCTTTACCCGCAGGTGGCTGTAGCTTGTACTTTACGTGCGGCCCATCGCCATTTCTTATGGTTATACCCACAACCGTTTCATAAGAAAAGTGATATTCCCGGCCCCCCGTTACTAGGGTTGAGGCATTTGCATTGTGCTTTATAAGTTTCATTTTTCCCCCGTTAAATGTGGCCATTTTCGGCTTTCGGTTTCTTCACTCATTATAGTACACCATACATTTGCATAGTGCGGCCATATCGGCCCTCCAGCCAGAAGTGTGCCCCCATTTTATAGAGTAGTTCACACGCTGCAATTCTATCGGCCACGCTGCTTTCGATTTCACCGTCCAAAATGTCCAGTGCTTCCTTAACTGCTTTACTTTTATTTTCCATTCCTACCTCCATATACAGTTATATACTACAGTGAGCAGAAACCTGTCAAGTCTTATTTACCGTTTGGCAAAAATAAATGTACTTTACTTTACTTTAATGTACTTTACTTTACTTTAATGTACTTTACTTTAATGTACTTTACTTTACTTTACTTTACATTACAGGTGCTTGGCTGGCTTTGGAGTAGCAGCGTCAGAATATTGACATGTCAGAATATTGACGCGTCAGAATTACGTCAGTCAAAAAACTGACACGTCAGAATGTTGACAGTCAAATAATTGACACGTCAAGATATTGACACGTCAAAACTTTGGCATGCCAGGATTTTGACAGTCATAGAATTGACGCGCCAGGATTTTGACGCCAGAGTATTGACGCATATGGCAACATATGGCAACATATGGCTAAATGGGTAAAAGTACTTTTGGTGAAAAAAAAACGCACTTTGTCGGCGTATGGTATTGACTGTGCTGCTGGTGGTGGTATGAATAAGTCAAGCCAATAACGGCTAAACAAAAAAGGAAAAAAAATGAATACAGTATCAACATTAAATGAAGAGTGCGACCTTTGTGGTACGCTCTGCGACGACAGGGACATGATGAGCATTGCCCCTATGAGAGTAGAGAGAGTGTGCGAAATAGACGGCGTGCCAACGTTGGGAGTATCTCCCACTAACGGTTTGTATTGTGGCGAGTGTGGCCCTGAAATTCTGGCCAGTAGAGCCCAGTTAATCGAAATGCACGCAGAAGAGGGGGCCAGTAATGTTAACTAAATACGAAGCTGACACACTAGTAAAAATCAGGAAGGCGCAAGCCGAAAAAGCTAGGACAGACAAGGCGCTAGACGCTGCAAACTATGTCTACGGTGGAGGCTCCGACATCGGAGTCTATCTCGAAAAAGCTGGTTGGCGTGTAGACTTAGGCAAAGGTGGTGCATCATGAAAATCAAGAAAAACTACCAAACGTTATCGGGGCAGTTCCACAATATGACACAGGAAGAGATTGAGAGAAATTGGGATATAGTGTATCAATCTCTGGATGATGCCAAAGCAATAAGGGGGAAGGCGGGTATTAAGGCGCACAGGCTTTGTCACGATATCTGGTTCGCCATGATGTGGATTCTTTCAGATTGTGATAAGGCCTTATCTGAGGCGGTGGATATTCCGGAACCCGCTGCAATTCTGCACAGGGACAACCGGAAAGCTGGGGAAAGGGTACGGTACAAATGAGTGACGCAACAACGCAAGATTATGCGATAACCGACAAGGCGGATATTGACTTATATAAGTTAATTTCATTAGAGCGTGCGGTGTTTCTTGAGTCTATGGGGATGATAGGACGAGGCCCAAGCGCCGCCAAACTTGCCAAGCTCAATTATGGCTGCAAAGGCAATCGCGCTGCAATCCTGTTGCAGTTGCAGGAGTTGGTTAAAATGGCAAAAGAGATGCGCCAAGCTAGGCAGGAAATGAGGGCTGGACTAGCTTAGGACAACAACAACGAAAGAAGGCCCGGTTAATCACTGGGCCTTCTTTTGGACTTTTCTTGACTGGGGGCGCTTGTTTCTGTAGAGTGGTTTTGAGGCAAGGCAGCACATGGCAAGAAAACACTTTGGCCCTAATTCAGGGTTACAACCAATTGACACCACCAACATTGACAAAACTCGACGCCGCATTGCGTCCTCCACTATCGCCGCCGCGAAGCGGGTTCCTAATAATAAATCCATACTTGCCGATTTACAGAAGCTTATCCAAGTTGAGACAGCCAAGCTCCAAGCCACCAGCGAAACCACCAGCGGGACACTTGGGGAAATCGAGTCGAAGCATCTTTCTAGGCTGGCAAGCGCCGCCGCTGT